CGAACTTATGTTTTTAACCAAGACGGTGGAACCGGCGCAAACAATGGCCTGCTTGCGTCCATTCTTCCGTCCTTGCAGAACCGTGGAATTGACACTGGCTATCTGATGGGGCTGATGGGAGGAAACGGAAACGGAGGTTTCTTCGGAAACAATGGCGGTTTTCAGGACATCATCGCATTGATTGTGATTGCAGCCATCTTCGGTAACGGGAACTTCGGATTTGGTGGCAACAACAACCAAGGAGCGAACGAAGGAAGAGAAATGATCATGCAGACACTTAACCGAAACGGTGTCGACATTGCAGCATTGGCACAAGCTGTGAACACATCATCAGACCAAATCCTTGCCGGTATTAACTCTGTATCACAGGC